AATTACACACCCACGGAAGTAATGCAATATTTAATCCGTCAAATTCAACAACCTCTGGTTCTTCATATAAAAACAAATCATCTGCAAATAATTCACGAATAGAATTTACTTTATTGGTGTTGCGGTAATATACATCATGATTACCAAGAATACAATGCAACTCAATGTCTTCTTCTTTCAAAACACCGAAAAACTTTGTACGAATTTGATTAAGAATATTGAAATTAACGAACTTACGTCTGTCCATCAAGTCCCCTGCGTGTATGACTGTCTTTATATCGTTCTCTTTGAGATATGGAAAAAACACATCATCAAAGAACTTCATAAAGTAATCAAAAAATAATTGTGAATCACCTCTGGCAGACCAGTGAGTGTCATTTATCAGTGCTATTTTCACTTTGTTCATCCTGTAAAACTGTATCTAGAGTGTTTCTTTTCTTTTTTGAAACTCTTTTCTTGCGCTTCTTTGGAGCAAATTTTTCAATATCTGTATCATTTAAGTTAAAATAATCAGTCATTGCTTTTTTAGTTGATTTATCAAAGTAATTTTCCTTAAACCAACTACTCAAAGTACCATCATCCATATTTTCCATCAATCGGAATTTTACATAATTTTGTTTCTTTTCTTTCTCTATTCTTCGCAAAAAAGCATAATAAATAATCTGTGTAAAATATGAAAACGGGTTCTTTGATTTTTCAGGGTCAAAATTATGTGCATACATTAAACAATTTTCGATACCATCACCTATCATTTCTTCTCTATAAGCATAATTAATGAAATTTGGCCTATATGATAGATGTTCTGCAATCAATAAAAAGCATTTTCCAATATAGTCAGTAACTGGTGGTTTCTTTTCATCGGAATTCTCTGCATCAATTACATCTTTCTTCCACTTAACCATTGCGGTATAAAATACTTTATTATCAATATATTGGTGTTTTTGTCGTTTCTTTTTACTCATTGTTTATATTATACTCACTTTTTTACAAAAATCAAAATAAATATTATTTTTTTTTCTTGACAATGTTTCTTTTCCGTGTTACACTTATCAGTGCCCCGGGTGAAAAGGGATATTAGAGGCCTTATTAAAGGCCTTTTGATTAACCTCTATCTTCAAGATAATCATCTGGATAGGGACTCCAATCTTTCCAATGACTACCAAATTCATCTGCATTTCTATTATCTTTAAAATTGAATTTCTTATGGCCCATAGGTGGGAGTTCTATACCCCCAAACAATTCATTTATATCGATATCTCCCATTGGTGGGAATTCTCTAAAGGGGAATTCATTTTTTTCATCTTCTGACGAAGTTTTGCCTTGAGAAAGCATATCAATAATTTCTTTGATTTGGTCTTCATCTACTAATCCACTGTCAACCAAAGTCATGAGTGCTTCTGGCGGCAAACAAAGACTCATTGTAATATAATTAGTAAAATTTTCATCTTCTTCTGTTTCATTTTTCGTTTCTGCGTCATGCATATCATTATCAATCATATCTCTATCATAATATTTATTGAACAAGTTTATCATTTTTTCAATTTCCTCTGCCTCTTTAAAATTACTGTTTTGAGGACCTTTTGTTGGGTTTTTAATGATTTTGTTCTTTTTCTGATTTTTTAATTCATCATCTTTTTTCTTTTCTAATTCATAGAGTTTTAAGACATCTGTGTCTGGTCTAAGAAATGATGCAACAAAGTCTTCAGGAATAGTTGTTTTTTCGGTTGATGAATAGAGAAGCCAATTCTTGAGAATTGTGATTTCTTTTGTTCGACCATACGGGTCTGTCATAGTGGAAGAATGAAACAACATGGGTCGTTCAATAATGAGTTTACCATTCTTGTTGCCAACGATTCGTGTAATCAATTCTTCCCCACTTTTAAGTTTTAATATTCTATAGGAATTATTTTTCATTTTTGTATCTCTTATAACTGGATATTTACAGATTTCCAATAAAAGTTCTCATTACTATATATGAGAATTCTTTCCTCAAGATGTTTCATAGTATGGTTCTTGTATTTCTTGAAACACAAGTTATCACTGATATCATACAATTTTACTTTGTCTTTGGCCTCTGATTTTCTTAATCCTCGGCCAATAGATTGCAACACACGGATAACGGATTTTGATGGAGATGCAAACACAATATTATGTATATTTCTGATATTGATACCTGTACTGCATGTACCATACGATGCTATTAATATTGCGTTCTTCTCTTTGTCTATAATTTGCCTAATTTCTTCTCTCTGTTCTGTGTCTGTGCCACCATGAATAAAGAACACTTTACGGTTCTTACCACATTCGTTGTTTATCAATTCATATAGTGGTTTGCCGTGTGTTTCAACCAAATTAAACAGCAGTAATATATTTTCATCAATAGTGCAACATAGTTTTGAGATGAATCTGTTTCTTTTTTCATTCTCTACTAGCCATTTGATTTCTTCTTGATAGGTTACTCGTTTGACTTCTTGAATTTCCTCTGGTGTATATTGTAAGGTAATACATTCTATTTCCAATTCAGATAGGAGTTCCTTATCCATCAAATCTTTTGTACTTGTAACATTAAATATTCTACCAAACAACCCCTCAAGGACTAATTTGTGTGTGATGCTACCGTCTAATGTACCTGTTGTTCCAATTCTATACGGACAATGTGTAAGTTTAGTCATAATCGCTGTCAATGACTTGGACTTAAAGCCGTGGGCTTCGTCACCGAACACTGCACCAAAATTATCGAAGTATTTCTGTGGCATTTTGTATATGCTCTGCCATGTGGCGATAACAATTTGTTTCTTTGTTACCTTATCTTTACCTGCATATATGACATGGCAATTTTTATTAACATCCCATTTAGAATTAGACGAGTAATCCCTAAAATCATTGTACATCTGTGCTACTAATCCAGTAGTGGGAACAATAACTAATATTTTCTTCTCTTTAGGGAGAACTTTCTCATAATGGCGAATCAGTGAATATATGATAAGAGATTTGCCACTTCCTGTTGGAGATAACAGTAAACATCTATCATGTTCTATTGCATATTGAATAGCAGTAATTTGATGTTCGTATGGTGTGATGGGTTTCCCGCCAATTGCAGGTTTTATTGTATCTTCAATATAAGATTCTACTTGTTTTTTTGTTATATTTTTTGATACCGATGATGTATTGTCCTCATATGTGTACTGCCTTTCGCAGGCAAACGATTTAACATACTCTTTTAGACCCGCATATAGTAAATGGGTATGAACATTAAAAAGTCGTATTTGGCCGTCCCATATCTTATTTCTGTACGCAGGGGTATACTGATAATTTGGAACGGTGAATGTGAAGAATTGACTAAGTTCTTTTGCAATACTTCTCTCGCAGTTTATTTTAATATTGACTGCATCATCTTGATGAATTTCTATATCACTCATGTGCCATTCGTAAACTTCAACCAATCAATCGCAGATCTGATATTCCATTGTCTGTTGTTGATTATTTTAATAACACTTTCTATGTAGTTTACTTTCTCCTGTTGAAGTAGAATTCTATTTGCCAATGTGATGATATCTAAATCCGCATCTAGGAATTTATCAATATCTGACTTTAATATATTTAGGTCAAATGTTTCCCATCCAAAACCATCTAGTTGTTCTTGACTTAATTTTCCTGTATAATATAGCCATTTATTCTTTCTTAGAATATTAAAGTCTGATTTTAATTTGCCTAAAATAAGTTTCTCATCTGTAAAAATGATTAGATATTTGTTATGTAGTTGTGGGGTTTTCATAGATTCAATGTCTAATGCAGTTTCATCCATAACCATATCCCTATTCACTGAATGCCTAATTTTATCTATATTCATAAAGATACTATACCACAAATTTCAAAAAAATCAAGTATTATGGTGAATTTATTAGTCGGTTTATTGAATAATGTGTATATGCAAAAGTTGCATTGGCCACAATTGGTTCATTATCAGAAGATGTACTATTAAATTGGATGCCACTTAATGATATAGGAAACATATCATGGATATTAACTTTCAGTTTTGTATTATAACTACTATTTGTAATGGATATTATTGAATCAGAAAAGAAATCTTGAGATTGACCAT